AGCGGGTTCTCCGGCTCCGGGCCCCAGGCCTTGTTCCAATTCCAGTTTTGCGACCATTGCAGCAGCACGTTGACCCAGTCCTGGCGCGAGGCGGTCTCCCAGAACGGCCGGTTCGAAATCGCGGCGCGCGGGGCGGCCGGCGCCGCCACCGTCTCCCAGATTCGCTCCGACAGGAAGAACTGGAAGTGCTTGATCTTGTCCTCGGCGCGGCCCTCGGCGCGCATCGCCGCCGCAAACGCCGGCACCGCGGCGCGGACCTTCTGCTGGTTCTCCTCGTTCAACATCCGATAGTGGTCCCAAGCCTTCTTCTTCGAGGTGTTCCTGGTCCTCGGATATTGCTGCCAGAGGGCCTCGAAGTCGTCGCTATACGGCGCATCCTTCGATGGTTTAGATTCCTTTCGATTCCTTTCGATTCTTTGTTCGGCCACCTTATTGGCCGCTGGTGACCCCTCATTTTGGCCGCTGGTGCCCCCCTGATTTGGCCGCTGGTCTCCACCGGCCAAATTGGCCGATGGCATCAACACGGTGATCAAGGACGATGTCCGGGTCCCATCATCTCGCCGCCGTTCCTCGATGGTGATCAGCCCCATCTCCACGAGTTGCTGCATCTTGCGACGAAGCGTGCGCACCGGGATCTCGGTGTCGAACGAGATCTTTTCCTGGCAGTGCCATGTCTGGTTATCGGTGTTGGCATAGCCACCCAGCGTCATCAGCAGCACCTTCAGCGTAGCGTCGCCGACGCGCACCTCTTGTGCCCATGCAAATCCTTTGATGCTCATTGCGATGCTCCCGGCAGGTGATTGTCCAGCCCGAGATCCCGGACTGCGTTGGATCCGATGTCGCAGAACAGCTCGACCGAGCCGGTCGGCCCCATGCGCTGCTTGGCGATGATCGCGAACAGCTTGTTGTGGGCCTCGGCGCTCTTGTTCTGCCAGTCGAGGTGCTCGGGCGTGCCCGGGGTCGGCTCGGCATTGGCGAGGTAGTAGGACGGCCGGTACAAAAACAGCACGACGTCGGCGTCCTGCTCGATCGAGCCCGAGGAGCGCAGGTCGGCCAGCACCGGCCGCTTGTCCTCGCGCTTCTCGACCTCGCGCGACAGCTGCGAGAGCAGCACCACGACGCATTTCAGCTCCTTCGCCAGCGCCTTGCAGGCCGCGGTGATCTCGCCCAGCTCGTAGACCTTGTTGCCCATGTAGCGCCCGGACGGCTTGATCAGGTCGAGATGGTCGATCGCGACGATGTCGAGCCGGCCGTGCCGGCGTTTGTAGCGGCGGCAGCGGGTGGCGATCTGCGCCATCGTCAGCCCGGGCTGCTCCTCGACGTCGATCGGCAGCTCGGCCGCGCGCCGCGCCATCGCCGTGATGTGCTGGAACATGTTTTCGTGGAAATTGCCGTTGCGCAGGTAGTTGTAGGGCAGCCGCGAGATCCCGGCCGCGCCGGACAGGTCGAAGATGTAGTCGGAGAGCACGCGCTCCCCCAGCTCCTCGGCCGACATCTCCTTGGAGAAGCACAGCGAGCGGTAGTTGGCCTCGGCCGAGCGCCTGAGCAGCGTCAGCAGGAACGCCGACTTGCCCATGCCGGGGCGCCCGGCCAGCACCACCAGGGTCTCGGGCTGCAGCCCGCCGAGCTTGGTGTCGAGGTCGCGCAGGCCGGTCGGGATGCCGATGATCCGGCTGTCGCTCTGGTAGGCCTTGGCGATCTTGTCGACGGCCCGGATCATGACCTGGGCCATGGAGGCGGCAGGGAGGGCCGCTGAGGCGTCCGCGGCGATGACGGTGTCCAAGGCCTCAATCGCCTCGGCGGCGAGCCTGCTGGCGTCCGTAGCCTCGTCTGGGGCCATCTGGACCGCGATCTCGCCGATGCGGCGGCGCCGCGCCAGCTCCTTGAGGTGCTTGGCGTACTCGACCGCCATGTCCGGCGGCACCGATTCGGCGGCGCAGCGCGCCATGTAGGTCTTGGTCTTGACCTTGGTGCCGGGCACCTCGGGCAGCAGGAACGAGGGCACCGTCAGCACCGAGACCAGTTTGCCGGCCTCGGCCAGGGTGGCGACGATCTGGTAGATCTGGGCGTGGAAGGGATCGTAGAAGTGCTCGGCTTCGAGCACGCTGGAGACCTTCCCCAAGGCCTCCGGGCTGACCATGATGGTGCCGAGAACGGCTTGCTCGACCTCGATCGCGATCGGCTGCCATTTTTGCTGATTTGTCATTGCCCCATTTCAAGTTGGACCGGGGCACGTTGACGGGATAGGGCACAAACCCTATTGTCCGCACGTCGACCCCAATCGCTGCATCGATTGGATCTTCGGGCCCCGCGAGTTTCCCGACTCCGGGGCCCTTAACTTAGGTTATGCGCGCCCGCCGCATATGCGTCAATCCTGTGACGTTTGTTCCTTCCACGATATTCGCCGGATCGTTGCGTCGCCCTGGTGATCGCCATCCCAGACGAACCACGCATAGGGCACGTTGCTGGTCGATAGCTTCCCCTGCCAGCCGTCGCGATGCATCATCGGCAGTCGCTCGCGGAACACCAGGACGCGCAGCAGATGACCATGATCCAGCACCCACAATCTGGCGCGGCCCGCCGCGGTCTTGATTTGGCCGGCCTCCAGAAACGCCAGCGGCAGCAGCGCCACCACGAACGGGCAGAGCTGCAGCGCGTGCTGGACGTGCAGCGCCGCGGTGGCAAACGGTGGGTTCATGACGATGCCCTCGACCCTCTGTGGACATCCTGTGGATTTCAGGAAATTGCCGGTGGCGCGCTGGTGTTTGTAGCCGCGCTCGACGATGTCGCTGCAATAGACGGCGTGGCCGGCATCGAACAGGATCTCGGCCAGCGCGCCCTTGCCGCAATGCGGCTCCCACAGCCCGTGCGGCAGCTCCTGGTGCTTGAGCAGCGCCCGCGTCGCCACCGGAACAGTTTCATAAAGCTGGAGCCCCCGATCGGCCGCACTATGTCGTGATCGAACCCGCATCGCCCCTTACCGCCCTCCACCCTTCGAAAGCAGCGCGACACAGTCCAGCCGCGCCAGGATCCGACGGGCATGCCCGATGCATCTCGTAAAGGTCGATCACCTGCCGCGCGAGCTGGTGTCGAGCACCTTTATGAAACTTGATGTCATTCTGGAGCGCTCGAACGTGCGGGCGTAGCAGTTCAGTTATCTCGCTCACCGTCCCATCTCCAGACGTCGATCACCAGCCGCGGCCGGTCGCTGTAGACCTTGATCGCCTGCATCGAGACGATCTGCGAATCGTTGCGCCAGATGATCGGCCGCTTCTCGCGGTCGCCCTTGAAGCGCGGCGGGTGGTGGTTCAGCCCGTCCAGCATCTTGACGATGTTGTCGAGGTCGATGCCGGAGGTCGGCATCAGATCGCCGCTCAGCGCCGCCTCGCGCTTTTTGCGGCTCCAGCTCTCCGGCACCGGCATGAAGGCGCGCACCACCACCGACAGCGCCTCGTCGAGCGCGGGGCGGCCCTTCATGGCGGCGATCCCGGCCACCTTGAGGTCGTTCTCGTAAGTGCGGGTCTTGGCGTCGGTGAAGATGGTGGCGAAATCGCCCACCACGCGCGTGCGGGGCCGCCCTTTCCCGCGGGGCGGCCCCATCAGCGTGATGCTGGCAACAGGCTCGGTCACGTCAGTTCGGCTTGGCCTGCTGCTTGTTGAACTCCGAGCGCGTCATCGCCACCCCGGAGGCCGGCGCGTCGAACGCCTTGCTGTCCTCGGCCTGCTGCGCCTCGCGCTCGGCCTTCTTGATCAGCTTTTGCTGCTCGTCGGCCGCGACCTCGGGGTGCAGCTTCTTGAAGCCGTGCGACAGGATCGCCTGCCCGGCGTGCCAGCCCTCGGCGAATTTGCGGTACTGCTCGGTCTCCGGCGCGTAGTCGCACTTCAGCGAGACGCCCTGCATCGCCTGGGACTTGCCCTCCTCGAAGGCGCGGTCGACCGCCGGCACCCGGGCGTCCTGCTCGAACAGGTCGAGCTGGGCGCCGAGATCCATGCCGAGCCAGCGCGCGATGCGTAGCGAGCGCGCGATCGCCGCCTTCTTGACCTTTTCGCCCTCGTGGCCCTGCATCTTGAAGGCCTCGTCGAAATCGACCTTGGCGAAGCCGTCGGCCTTGGCGGTCTTGTAGGCGTTGCGCAGCGCCGCCACCGCGGCGTCCTTGTCGGCGATCAGCTTGGCGATCTTCGGCAACGCCTGCAGGAACAGGGCGCGGTCCTGGTCGTCGTTGCTGGCGCGCGGCGCGTTCTTGGCCGGCTTGGCCGGCTTGGCCGGTTTCTCTTTCGGGGCGTCGGCCGTGGCCGCATCGGCCTTGACCGTGTCGGCCTTCGGCGCCGTGGCGGCGCGGGCCGCGGCCTTGTCGGCCTTTTGCTTGATTTCTTCGACGATCTGGGACTGGGATTTTGCGTTCTTGCGAGGCGGTGCCATCTGGCGCTCCGGTTCGAGGTTGAAGATACGAAAGTGCCCAGCGGACGCATCACCAATCCGCTGGGCACGCATAGACCACCCCGCTGGGGCGCCGGGTGGCCGATTACGCGAACAGGCTAGGCAGAATATACTCGCGCGGCAGGCCCGTCAGCTCCGACAGCTGCGGCACGTATTTCGGCGGCACCGCCTTCCAGCGGGTCAGGTTCTGCTTCTTGATGCCGAGGTGGGCGGCGATCTGCGCCTTCGTCACCTTGGTGAGGAGGAGCGCGAGGCCTTCCTCGTCGGTCTTTGGCTTTTTGCTCATGGTGCAGGCAGAGTAAACCAGCGCTTGACCGTTTGCAAGAGTCGTGAGATAAGCACTGCGTTGACCGAGCCAATGGGGCTCAAGGAGCATCACATGACACCGCAACAGCTCGAAGCTTACCGCTTAATGTACAAGGCGCTCGACTTCGCCCTGCACGAGATCCACAACCCTGGCGCCAATCGCGCTGGCGGTTTCGACATCGTCGGACACATCGAACAGGTCCGACAGCTCGCGGAGCGCGTTTCTCCGGAAAAGCTCTAATGCGCTGGATCCTCACCCTGGTCGAGGACGCCGACCTCACCGCGTTGGACGTGCTGTGCGGAACCGTCTGCGTCCTCGGCATCGCCTTCTGCTGGGTCATCACTTCTTAGGAGCATCACATGCCGGAACCGCTTTCCTACCATGTCTACGACAGCCGCATCCGTAAGTGGCTTAGCGACGACGAGCAAACATGGACGGTGCATTTTTCGTCGGCAGCCGGGTTCACGTCGCTTGAACTCGCCAACGGCATCATGGAGCGCGAAGGCGGCGACTACGTCTTCGCCTGCATGCCGAGCGCCTAGTGACCAGCCGCGCGCGATATTTCACCATCGTCCTGTCGGGGAAGCGCCCCGACGGGCAGTACGGGATCTGCCCGGTGTGCGTCGAGGCGACGGACATCGAGGCGGCGAAGAAGCAGGCCATTGCCGAGGCCGAGGAAGACGGCATCACCGAAGTCAAGGTTCAATTCACCCTCTAGCGAGAGCATCTCATGCCCATCACCGAACCGCTCGACACCCGCGCCGTCCCCGGCTCCAACGAGAGCCCGGACTATGCCAAGCAGGTCGCCGACCGCCTCGCCTCCGAATATGTCGGCCTGACCGACACCCTGGCCGACCTGCTCGACAAGGCCCGCGCCATGCCCAAGGCTGTCGACAGCGACGAGTCGGCGGTGACCTTCGGCGCCCTGATCAAGAACCTGCGCGATCTCGACAGCCGCTCCGAGGCGGTGCGCGTGCTGGAGAAGGAGCCCTATCTGCGCGGCGGCAACGCCGTGGACGCCTTCTTCAACGCGATGCGCGACAAGATCGGCCGCCGCAACAAGAATGACCGCAAGGCCGCGGCCGGCGCGATCGACATCCTGCAGGCCCGCATCGACGCCTACCAGGACGAAAAGCTGGCCCGGGAGCGTGCCGCCCGCGAGGCCGCGGAGCGCGCCGCCCAGGAAGCTGCCCGCAAGGCCGCCGAGGAGGCCGCCAGGATCGCCCAGGAGGCTGCTGAGAAGGCCGCCGCGGCCGAGCGGGCCCGGAAGGCCGAGAACATCGCCGCGCGCGCTGCAGAGGCCGCTGCGCTGGAGGAGAAGGCCTCCATCGCCCGCACCCAGGCCGAGCAGGCGCTGGAGAGGGCCGAGGATGCCCGAATCTCGGCGTTGGCGAAGCCAGCAGACCTCGCTCGGGTGCGCGGCACCACCGCGGCCGGCGCTGGCGTCACGTTGACGGTGAAGCAAGAGCCGTTCGTGGTCTTGGTCGATCGATATCAGCTCGATATGCGGAAATTGATGCCGTTTTTTACCGATGCAGAGATCGAAAAGGCCCTGCGCGCTTGGGCTAAGACGACTGGCCATCGTGAGAAAATGGAAGGCGCAGAAATTGGCTTCCGCAACGCGGGAGTTACGAGGTGAACTTGTGGCAAGCCAAGCCGGGGTAGCGCAGGGATTGGCTTGGTATGTCTCGGTAGGGCATGGCGCGGTCCGGAATAGTCCGGCCGTTTTTGGAGATCAAAATGAACGCAATTATTGCTTTGAAAGAACCGACCAACGGCGGCAAAGGGGCCATCGATCACAGCCAGCCTTATGCGGTTGCTGTCACGGTCCAGGGGTCGGCGGATTTCCTTTTCCACCGCTGGAACGCCGAGGCGGTCGACGAGAAGGCCAATTCAGCCAAAAACTCCAAGGCCAAGAAGACGGACGACGTCGAGAGCTACGTCTATCGCACCGACGACGGGCAGCTCGCGATTCCGGGAGAGTACCTGCGCGGCGCAATCATCCACGCCGCAAAGTTCCGGCAAGACCCGCGATCGCCCCGGAAGTCTGCGATGGACCTGTTCAAGGCCGCGATCGTGGTGACGACGCCACTGGCCGCTTTGGGCGTTACCCAGTGGGACTACCTGGATAAGCGCCGCGTCATGGTGCAGCGCGCGGGCATCAACCGCACGCGCCCAGCGATGCGCGCCGGCTGGAAGGCCGAGTTCGATTTGATGGTCTTGCTGCCGGAATACGTCGATCGCAACGCGCTGCGTGAGACGATCGAGAGCGCAGGACGCTTGATCGGGATCGGTGATTTTCGACCGACCTTCGGTCGATTCGGGATCGTGAAGTTCGAATAGGGATTGGCTGGGCAAGCCGTGCCACGGCGTGGCTTGGCTTGGTGCGGCAGGGTGAGGATTGGCGGGGCTAGGCAAGCCGGGGCAAGGTCGGGCCCGGCGCGGTAGGGACGGGCAAGGTGTGGCATGCCGGGGTGATGCAAGCCTTGGTGTGGACGGGTCTGACAAGGTGCGGACGGGCAAGGCTGGCCGGGGCACGGTCGGGTACGGACTGGCATGGTGAGGCCAAAAGGCCTCTGGAATACGGAGATAAAGTTATGAAGGCCCCGAAGGAAAAGCCGCCCACCCACAGCCCGGAATACATCCGCTCCCTCTCGGAGCGGCTGTACCGGCTCCTGCTCGCCGAGGACGCCGGCGGCTCGGATCCGGCGCACCGCGCCCAGGCCGCCGACCGCATGATCGAAAGGGACAACGCCAAGGGCCTCGACGGCCTGAAGCTGTTCTCTGGCCGCGCCGGCCAGTACGACCGCATCGTGCGCCACATGCTCGACATCCTGGGGATCAAGCCGTGAGCAAGGAGATCGGCCCCCGCGAGCGCGCCCTGCGCGAACAGCGCGAGGCTCGTTATGAGGCCAACCAGAAGCGGATGCGCGAGCAGTCCAAGACCGAGAAACTGGACGGCCTGAAGGAGCGCGTCGCCGTGGCGGCGAAGAAGACCGGCAAATCGCGGAAGGCGAAGAAGCGATGAAAGCCACAGCATTCAGCATCGTCGCGGGCGCGACCTTGATTGCCGACGCAATCAGCACGGCGCAAGGCAAGCCCTACGGCGGCTTTTATTTCACCATCTTTGCCTTCGCGATGATCGGGGTGTTCGCGTCATGAGACGGCCCCGCCCCTACATCCCGCTCGACGTCCGCGTCCAGGTCGCGGAGCGGCAGCTGATGGCGATGCGCGGCCACGAGATCACCCATGGGTGGTGGGATTATTACCTCTATCGTTGCCGGAGCGGGGGCCACTGGAATCTTTCCCAGCGGCTGAAGCATCTGCTTCCAAAGTTATCCGAGGCGCTCGGTGACGTCCTGCAGCTCGACCACGACCCCGCCTTGATCCTGCGTCAATATAAGGTTGACCGGCGCAAGCCGCCGGCGGCTTGGTACACGCCGAACGCCAACGACCCGGCCCACCTCGTCTACCGCGTGCTGGACGACCACGGCCACAAGACCACCGGCCGCAAGCCCGGCGCCGAAAAGACCGTCACCACGAAGGGATCCGACATATGGCTCAAGAGCAAGTTCAACAGGCTGGAGGGGCGCACAAAGGCCCGGCCAAAGCAGCGCATCCCAGCAAGAAAAAAGCCGTGGCCAAAAAGATCGTTCCCAAAGCGAAGCCGCCCGGCCAGCAGGTAGCGGTGCATCAGCCCGCCCCGCCGCCGGCGCCGACCAGCATGCTGGCGGTGATCTCCCAGGCGGTGCTGGATCCGCGCTGCGACGTCGAGAAGATGAAGGCGCTGCTCGACATGCAGGAGCGGATCGAGACCCGCGACGCCCAGAAGGCGTTCACGGTCGCCTTCAACGCGCTTCAGGCCGAACTGCCGATCATCAACAAGGACGGCAAGATCGACCACAGCGCCGAGGGCACCTCCGGCACCACCCGCAGCGGCCGCCGCGCGCTGCAGACCAAATACGCCACCTACCCGAACCTCAACCGGGTGGTCGGCCCGCTCTTGAAGAGGCACGGCTTCACCTTCTCGTCGTCGATGGAGCCGGATCCGAGCGGCGCCATGGTGGTGATCTCCACCCTGGAGCATGTCGGCGGCCATTCCCGCACGACCCATTTCCGCGTCACCGCCGACGCCACCGGCGGCAAGAACAACCAGCAGGGCTGGGGCTCCAGCCAGCAATACGGCATGCGCTACAACATGATCGCGCTGCTCAACATCGTCACCGAGGCGCGCGAGGATGCCGACAATGACGGCTTCCCGCAGGATCCGCCGATCACCAAGGAGCAACTCGCCGAGCTGATCCGGCTCGCCGACGAGGTCGGCGCCGACAAGGCCAAGTTCTGCGAGGTGATGGACGTCGAGGCGATGCCGGACATCCGCCAGAGCCAGTTCGAGCTGGCGAAGCAGCAGCTCAACCGCAAGCGGAAGGCGAAGCAGCGCCAGTCCGACTTCCCCGGGGATCGGTGATGCCGATCGAGATCGTCGACTGCGAACAGCGCACCGAGGAGTGGTACCGGGCCCGCATGGGGCTGCCGACCGCCTCGATGTTCGGCGTCATCATGGTGCAGAACGACACCCGCAAGGGCCGGTCCTCCTATATGCGCAAACTCGCCGGCGAGATCCTGACCGGGATCCCGATGGAGAGCTACACCAACGACGACATGGACCGCGGCCGCGAGCAGGAGCCGGAGATCCTGGCCCGCTACGCCTTCGAGCACGACGTCGAGATCACCCGGTGCGGCTTCATCAAGAACGGCAAGAAGGGCTGCTCGCCGGACGGCCTGATCGGCAGCGACGGCATGGTCCAGATCAAGTCGGCGGCGCCGCACGTCATGATCGAGATCCTGATGGACGACCGGGTGCCGCCCAAGCACCTGCCGCAGTGCCAGGGCGAGCTGTGGGTGGCCGAGCGCAAATGGACCGACCTCGTGATCGGCTCCTCGCCCAAGCTGCCGCTGTTCGTGCGCCGGCTGCACTGGGACAAGGGCTACATCGCCGACATCGAGGTCGCGGTGCATTGGTTCAACCGCGAGCTGGCCGACATGGTGAAGCGGATCGAGGCCCTGTCATGAGCCACCGCCCGGGCCCGATCAGGTTCATCTGGCGCGACGGCGTCCTGGTGCCGGACGGACCCCGCGCCGCGCGCTATTGCGACGACAATTTCGGCGAGGGCGAGGTGGTGATGATGGAGCGCCACGAGGAGCGCTCGATGCGCAGCCACAGCCATTTCATGGCCTGCGTCGCGGAGGCCTGGAACAACCTGCCCGAGGCCGACAGCCGCTTCCCGAACCCGACCGCGCTGCGCAAATGGGCCCTGATCAAGAACGGCTACTGCACCGAATCCTCGATCGTGTGCGACAGCCCGGAGCAGGCTGCCACCGTCGCCGCCTTCATGGGCTACACCGAGGGCGTCGTGATCGTGGTCCGCGACAACGTGGTGAAGCGCTACATCGCCAAATCGCAGAAGATGTCCGGTCCGGACGCGATGAAGCCGGACGAGTTTCAGCGCTCCAAGAACGACGTGCTCGACACCCTGGCCGAGTTGCTGCGGGTGAAGCGGCGCCGGCTGGAGCGGGCAGGAGGAAAAGCATGAGCGCCATGACGCGCTGGGAATACCGCCACTACGTGTTCGAGGCCGGCGAGAAGATGCTCGACAAGCTGAACCAGCTCGGCGCCGAGGGCTGGGAGGCGTTCCATTTCACCTACGGCAAGAGCGGCGCCCGCGTGCTGTTCAAGCGTCCGAAGCCGACAACCCCCGAGGAGAAGACCCCGTGAAGTACGTTGTGATCGACACCGAATCGAGTGGCGTGTTCGACTACCGCTCCGCCGCCGA